AGAGCCGGTCGTCAGCAACGACTGGCAGAATGGAATTTCAACAAACATGCAGATAAAACCGGCCAGGTTTCATCCCGCATGAATCAAGCCACAGTTGAACACTGTGAATCCATCTTTGCCAACGTCTAAAGGCTGACGTAGTACGACCTGAGTATGTCGCAAAAGTGCTCCTTTTAACTTAAGGAGAGGAGTCCATGTCACAATACCCAGTCCAAATTTCAGACGATGGTGCTGATTGGCACGAGCAGCAATTGAACGAACGTAGAAGGCGAGAAGACAAGTCCGCCGTTGCTGATTGGCACGAGCAACAGTTGAACGAACGTAGAAGACGGGAAGATAAGTCCTTCCCAAATGAGATTGATGTGTTCCAATCAGGCGTCTCTAAGTTTCTCGACTATGGAGCTAAAGGTCGCATAGAGGCGATTCGATGGTTCATAGATGCCGAAGCTAATTCAGAAAATGGACAAGCTGCCAAATCGCTGCAGAGGTATCATACCTTAAGCGCTTTGAATAAGTTCATGGAAGAGTTGCACCTCTTTACTACAGGGGACCTCTTCTCCCATAAAAATGCAGACTTGTTCAAGCTGTCTCTAGAAATTGCTGAGGCCTGTGGTTTCAGTAATCGTGATAAAAATCAGCTTCGTATCAAGTACCAAGAACGTACTTCGAAGAAGTAAGTGGCTCTTATTCAACCCCTGTCGGCCTCGTAGCTGGCAGGGGTTTTTTTATGTCATCATAGGTACGTGTGCCAAAGGAGAAAAATGTGGCTTCCCAAAAAATTATAGGCGAAAATGCTGAAAGTTCTGGATTACGATGGTTCCGTGCCACTCTTATGGATGCAGAAACTCCTGATCGAACTATAGTGTTTGAGTTTAAAGCCCCTTTTCCAGTTGATTCTGATATAGATTACCAGCAATGGGCTATTCATGCTCTTTTACATGCTTTTAATATGGGCACCATTAAAATACGAGACATAGAGCCAATAGAAATACCAGGGGTATTCAAGGAGTAAATATGTCTGAAGCAAAAATACCAAACCTATTAGACTCAAGTTTAGAAGTGACAAAAGAACAAGTCACTGGTCTTATGGAATATATGGAAAAGAATATGAATTCCATTTATTCCCATGACCTTGCTTATTTATTCTCCTATATCCTTTTTCACTACCAAATAAATTCAACTGAGGCCATGGAGATATTAATGAATGCTACCAAAATTCATATTCATTACTCAGAGGAAGAAGATGAGGGAATTTGTGATGACGGTGCCGAACAGGAAGAGAAAACAGTCCACTGAGCCACTTATACTTACAAAGTACGAGACTTGGGATGATCCTGAGTACGGTGCCGATGGTGAGATTGAAAATTCAAAACGATGGCATACGCTTACTGATCAGTATGGAGAAGTTCACTACCTGGAATTCTCTCCTTATGCCCCTTATAAACCAAAGCACATAGAAGCCTTCAAAGAATGTGCCAGGCTATTGGGCCGTGTGCCTGACGGACTGGACGTTGGCTCTAAGTGGAGCAACCTCAGTGGAGATGACATTTTTGTTCTGCTAGATAAACTCCTGCTAATTAAAGAAATAAAGTCAGGAGATGTTTACTAGCCAGTTGGGTTTTTGCCCTTTTAAATTTATAACTATGGGGTTAATTTTACGTAATAAATACAAATTGCTAAATCGAGGAGCTGTTATGCATTCTATTAGACCTAAGCATTTATTATCAGAAATCTTAGATAATATGAAAGCTGGACTCAACACCATGATATGGGGGGGCCCAGGCATAGGTAAATCTGATATCCCGCTTGAAGTAACTCAAAAGCTTAATATGAAACTTCTAGATTTCAGGGCTAATCTTTTTGATCCTGTAGATGTTAGAGGAATACCTTATGTAATGTTACAGAAAGCCATAGGTAAACGATTTACTCGATGGGCCGTACCTGATGTCTTTCCTATTGTGGAAAGAGATGGTGCAGAAGGTTTATTCTTTATTGATGAATTACCTACTGCTCCTCCCGCAACCCAAAACGCATTTCTTCAATTATTGCTCACCCGTAAAGTAGGAGATTATGAACTACCAGAAGGGTGGTCAATCATAGCTGCAGGTAACAGATTAACTGATTTTGCAGCTGTATACCAAATGCCATCCCCTGTGAGAAACAGGTTAGCGCACTATGAGCTCGAGCCCAATCTGGATGATTGGTGCAGCTGGGCTATCCGAAACGGCATTGATCAGTCCTTAATATCATTTTTGAGATTTAAGCCTGGTTTGCTATACAACTTTAATCCCGAAAGCTATGCATTTCCGACTCCTCGTAGCTGGGCTTTCGTAGATAAACGATTAAAGTTAGCTAATGTCAATGAGGAAACTCTCTATTATGGCGTCTCAGCCTTGGTTGGTGACGGAGCCGCTGGAGAGTACATCGCATTCAGGGTAATCCATAAAGATTTGCCTGATGTCGATGCATTAATCGCTAATCCGCAAACTTACAAGCCTCAGGATAATGTGGCTGTAAACATTGCTCTTGCAGGGGCTCTGGCTTCTCAATCTAGCGAAAAGAAAATGGATAACATTGTAAAAGTCATAAAGAAAATGGATACCGAGTACCAAGTAATAGGTATGAAGTTAGCCATTCAATATGACAAAATGATGATTTCACATCCTGCAGTCCGTAAATGGATTACAGATTCTTCCCATGACATTTTATAGAGGAGCAATGTATGTCAACGGTAAGAATGTCTCGAAAATTAATACATGAGCTTAGGTATGCATATAAGACTAAAGTTCTTGAAAAATTACATTCAGAAAAAGAATTTAACCCTGCTCTAGCAGATGCTATTTATAACGCTATTATAGGAGTAAGAATAAATAAGATTAAAATCGCTTTAACCGATTGCTTTAAGGATTTAATTGAAGTAGATACTTTTTTTGTAAAGGATAATGAGCTAAAAGTAAAAACTTCTTATACTAGTTATAGTTGTGACCGTAAAAAAGATGAAGCTGGTATGTTCAATGCAGATGATGAAGATTGGGTGATTACATCAAAAACCCATGAACATCTTATTAGATTCCCTCTCTCTGCAGAACGTTCTTTTCCTTCTATCCCGCAAAGATATGGTGGAGCAGAAACAGTTACTCTTGCTATGAAACGGGAAGAAATCCCAGAACTAGAGGAGTTGTTATTAGTTCAGGAATCGAATTCAAAACAAAAGGCTAGAAATCAAGTAAATGTTAATAAATTTTCTAAGTTTTTAGATCAATTTACTACTCTTAACCAAGCTTTACGTGCTTATCCTGCTTTAGATAAGTTAGTTGAATCTGAAATCGTAGCTAAAGTACATAAGAAACAAGAACGAAAACGTAAGCAAGAAGCTCAAAAAGAAGAAGCAGTCAATATGGATAATAGTACCAAATTGACCGAGGATATTCTCACAGCTTCTTTATTAGGAGATGATTAACTATGTTAGAGGAGTATAGAAAAGCAATTTCTAGGTTATTGCTAGATCATCCGTTCTTTGGTGCTCTAGCATTACGCCTAACTCCTATAGCAGATGATTCTATAAAAACTGCCTGTACCAATGGGGTTAATATTCGTTATAACCCTAAATGGTTCCTTAAACTTAAATCTCCTGAACGTGCCGGCTTACTTGCACATGAAGTAATGCATGTAGCTCTACTTCACATGCTTAGACGAGAAGGCCGTGACCCAAAACGTTGGAACATTGCTGGAGATTTTGTTATTAACAGCGCTTTAGTAAAAAGTGGACTTGTTCTTCCTCATACAGAATTACTAGATTCTCAATATGATGATATGTCCACTGAACAAGTCTATGAACTTCTACCTAAAGATATAGGACAAAATCCAACCCCCACAGAAGTATGGCTGTGTACAGGAAAAGATGGAGAAATTACTGATGATCCTGGAGGCTGTGGCGGAGTCGAAGACCATCCAAATTTACTCGATGGCCAAGCAGTTGGTAAATATGCAGCTGACCTTGAAGTAGCCATACACCAAGCAGCTGAAGCAGCTAAATCTATAGGTAAATTGCCTGGTCACATGCAATCGCTTATAGAAAAGGCTTTAGCCCCTAAAGTAGATTGGAGAATGACATTAGCTCGTTTCTTAAGAGCTAATAACAAATCTGATTTCACTTGGATACGTCCTAATCGAAGACTCATATCTTCTGGACTATATCTACCTTCACTTCACACTCCATGTTTAGAAGAGATAGCTATTGTTACTGACTCTTCTGGATCAGTTAGTGAGACCGAATTAGAACAATTTACAGGTGAAACATCTGCCATTCTTCATGATCTTAATCCTGAGTTAATTCACTTCATTCAATGTGATTCTAAAGTTCACAACGATACAACTTATACAAGAGAAAATTTACCTCTTAAAGTTAAATATGAAGGACGCGGAGGTACAGCCTTTAGTCCAGCTATTAAATATGTAAATGAAAAATATCCTAATGTAGTAGCTTTAATTTATTTAACGGATCTAGAAGCTACTGATTTTGGGCCAGCCCCCCTTTATCCAGTTCTTTGGGTAACAACTTCTAGAGAGGAGGCTCCTTATGGGCAAGTCATTAAAATTAACTAAACTAAAAGCTTCAGTTTTAGCAGGTGCTAGTGCAATTCTTATTGCATTAGGTATTTCATCCACTCTACATCATCTAATAACTATAACTTCAATTCTATTTCTTATTTCTGTTGGTATCTATTTTTTATGGAGTAAAACATGAGTCCTACTATTATATCTGCAGCAACAACTGCACTATGGATTTTAATCGAAGCTATTCAATTCGCATACTTGGCCTATCTAATGTGGAAGGAGAGACACAGTGTTACTAATAGGAATATTCAGCGCATTAGGGCTGCTTTTGCTAGCGCTTAAAATCGGAGGCCGTAAGACAATTGGTAATGATATCTTTGTAGACATTCTTATAACCATTACTTTAATGGTTTGCTTCTATGGTACTTTCAGTGGCATGGCTGCAGCTATGGTCGGCGGTATGGTTGCATCAATAACTTTGTTCCTTATGAGAAAAACCATGAAGCATGAAAAATTAACCGTGCAAAGAAAAAAGTACCGAGTTCTCAAAGCTGATTTTTCAGGACCTAAAGTTCAATGGGTCGAAGTAGAACCTGATTGGGGGAGGAAATAATTATGGGCTTTGATGTATATGGTATTAAACCTAAAATAAATGAAGGAACTTCTGAACCAAAAATACCAAATGGATATAATGATATTTGGCATGAATCAATAACAGATGAAGAAAGATCTGTTTACTTTGAAGAGACCAAAATCTATGAAGCTACAAATCCAGGTATTTATTTTAGAAATAATGTATGGCACTGGAGACCATTGTGGGGATTTATCTGCCAACAGATAGCCCCTAATATTCTTACTGATAAAGATAAATTAAATGGTGAATATAATGATGGCTATGCTATTAATGCCATTAAAGCTATCTACATTGCTGATCGAATAGATGCATTAGATAAAGAAGGTATGCTAAAGAAATATCAAGATGATTATGATAAAACTATAGCTGAATTACCTAATGAAACATGTAAAATCTGTGAAGGAGCAGGATTCAGAGTTATACAAAATGATAAAGAAGAATGTCATAATTGCAATGGTAAAGGACACAGACCAAATTTCGCAAAACATTATCCATTTGATGCAAATAATATTCGAAACTTTGCTAAATTTGCACGGGAATCTGGAGGTTTCACAATAACATGAGCCATGATCCTGATATAGAAATCGGGGTACAAATGCATAAATGCCAAGTAATTATAGACATGGCAAATAGAGTTGAAGAATTAATGGACATGTTCCCCGGCATGGTAAAAGACCAATCTCTTCTCTACAACATAGCTGGAGATATTCCGATAAACGAAGAAAAAATGAATGAGATTGTAAAGCTTAAAATTTTAAGGATCTTACTAGATATGCCCTATGATGAACTTAGAGAATATCTAGGATATGAAGGAGAAGATAATGAGTGAAGCAGAACAGGAATGTCCTCTTTGCCCCGATGATTTAGCATATAGAAACGAACAAGCTAAAATATATGGAGGTTGGTGTAAACATTGGTGTTCAAAATGTGGCTATGCTTGCTCTGTAAAAAAAGCCGGCCATCTCTGACCGGCTTTCAATCTTTGCCTTGACAAACGAGGAGCAAATCAAGGAAAGAGGACTCAAACTAACTAAAGTAACCCCAGATTGTAAGTGTACCATCTGCAGTAGTCGCTGGCGCAACTTGCACATGTATATCAATAGTATCATCTGCTGAAAAGTCCAATGGACCGTCGGCAAAGGTAGTACCAGCGTCGTCATCTGAGCTCAAAGCATTTGCTACAGCTGAACCCCCAGCCTGCCCTATAGTTGAACCATCAATGAGATCGTCCGAAGTTGAAGCAGTAGCGGTATCACTGTTTCCATAACCAACATCCAGAACAATTGCCGGAGAACCCCCACTATCAATATCTGTAGAAAGTACCCGTACACCATGCAAAGTTTCCCCTGCATACACGTTCAATGCCTGATAAACGTCGTTTACGACCAATGTCCCCGTGGAAATGGTAGCTTTACGTATAAACATCATTCCATCTGGGAACCCCTTAAAAGCGGAATTACTAGTTACATTCCCACTTTTACGTAGAGTTGCGATTGTAGCCATATATCACCTATTCCATTGAAAATTAAGAAGAAATTGCACTTAGCATTTTGTGCTATCCTACTTGGAACATAAAGCCTTTCCTGCAAATGTCAAGCCTTAAATAAGGAGTATTTATGGCTACCTACGTATACGTCAGAAAAAATTGGAAACATCCGTATTCCTATTCTGACCAAGATATTTCTTATACTCAATATAGACATGTGCCAATGGGCACTGCTTTTAATATGGTCAATGGCCTGCAAGTAGGTTGGGAACGAGCCAGCAAGAAGCAGTACGAACATTGGTTGGAGCTCACTGAAAAGTCTAAAAATGAATAAATTATTCTTGGATTTCGAAACATTCTACGATGTCGGTTATTCTTTAACCAAAATGTCTACCGTAGAATATGTACAATCTGATGAATTCCTTGTCTGGGGAGTAGGTGTAAAATGGGAAGATGAACCCACAGAATGGATCTCTCCTCAAGAAATAGAAAATATCTTCTTACAAATCCCCTGGGACGAGACCGCACTTGTATGCCATAACGCTTTATTTGATGCCTACATCCTGACCCAGATCTACAATGTATATCCAGCTTTTTACTACGATACAGCTGCTATGAGTCGGGGCTTATATCCCAATGAATCAGCATCTCTGAAAAATGTATGTGAACGTCTATTCCCAGATAATAAAAGTATGCGAAAAGGTGAAGAACTCGTTAATGCCAAAGGCACACGTTACCTAAATCCCGAGATAGAAAAAATAATAGCTAGGTATTGTATACAGGATGTAGATCTTACCTATGCAATATTTAATAAAATGGTGCCTGCTTACCCTAAAAGCGAACTTGATCTTATTAACCTAACTGTGCGTATGTTTGTTGAACCTAAATTGGTCTTAGACCGTGAACTTTTAATCACACACAAAGAACAAATAGCTCGGGAAACAGCACAAAAAATTAAAGACAGCGGAACTACCAGAGAAATTTTGGCATCTCAACCCAAGTTTGCTGCATACATCGAATCCCTAGGTATCACTGTACCAACAAAAAGAAGCCTTAGAACAGGAAAGATTATTCCAGCTTTCAGTAAAAATGATTCAGCTTACATTCAGATGACGAACCTGCACTCTAAATACAACCACATATGGGAAGGCCGAGAAGCAGTAAAAAGCAGAATTGAAGAGACACGAGCTGAACGCATGTTATCGTCTGTAAATTCTGATGGCACTTTCTCAGTTCCACTCAGATACTACGCAGCTCATACCGGCCGATTCGGGGGCTCTGAGAAGATTAACTTACAAAACCTTCCACGGGGATCTGTACTGCGTAGTGCAATTAAAGCTCCTCGAAATCATTTTCTTTATATAACAGATTTAGCTAATATTGAAGCCAGGATGCTTGCCTGGTTAGCTAATGAAGAAACCTTGTTACAAAGCTTCATCTCCGGGACTGATGTATATAGCGAATTTGCTTCTCAAATTTATGGGAGACCTATAAACAAAAAAAATAAGCTCGAGCGATATGTAGGTAAAACAGCTATCTTAGGTCTTGGATATGGAATGGGAGTAGATCGTTACAAAGATACACTTAAAAATGGATCGCCATCTGTAGATGTATCTAAAGAAACAGCTTTGAAAATTGTGTCTCAATATCGAGCTATGTATCCCAACATTCCTAGATTATGGAATGTTTGTAAACAATTTTTATATGGCATGATAAATAGAGCTCAATATGGAAATAAGTATGGCCCATTAAAAGTAAGTAACAATGCCATAGCATTGCCTAATGGTATGTTCTTAAAATATCCTCATTTGAGATATGTCAACGGAGAATTTTTATATATCTCTAACTTCAACAAGGGGCCTATTCGAACACATGGTCCTCGAGTCTGTGAAAATATAATTCAAGCTTTGTCCAGAATTGTGATTACTGATCAAATATTAAACATACAATCCAGAATTCCTGAAGTAGATGTTGTACTTACTGTGCATGATGAGATTATTTGTTCAGGTCCACAAAACAAAGCAGTTGAGATCTTAGATCGAATTATACAAATAATGAAAGTTCCTCCTTCTTGGTGTGAAAAACTACCTCTAGATGTTGAAGGTAATTTTAGTAAAATTTATGACAAATAATGGGCACTTTAATACTTACACGTAAGAAGGAAGAAGCTATTATTCTATATAAAAAGACAGGCGAAATTTTGTGCAAAATAGTTGTAATAGGAGTAGGATCTAAACAAGTAAAATTGGCTTTTGAGGCGGAGTCAGACTTAAAAATAGACCGAGAAGAAGTCTATAAGGGATAAAGTAAATGAAGAGGAGCATTTATTATGGAAGTTATCTTCCTTAAGGCTAAACAACGGCTAGTAAAACAGATCTCACTAGAAGGTAAGAGACCTTACCCTCTAGTTAAAAAATTCACTTCCCATCATTACAAAATTGATAAAACATCTGAAGGATTTGATCAATTTTATGAACTCTTAACTAAATATGCTACTCAAGGCGCAGCTCTTCTTAAAGGTACTTTAAAAAGAAAATTAAAAAACGAATCTCGTGCAAGAATGAGTGATCGTGCTGCACAAACAGAACTTTTAGTTCTTGATCTAGACGGAGTAGAATTTCCTATTTCTGCTAAATCAATTTTAAATGAATTTGATATACAAAGTATTGCAGAACAATTTGTAACTTACCTACCTCCTGAGTTCCAAAACGTTAGTTATATAGCACAAGCTAGCGCTTCTCTTGGACTAGATGGTAAAAAAGTTTCAATGCATTTATTTTTTCTTCTTAAAGATCCTATTCCTCCTAGAGTACTAAAAGAATGGTTACGAACTCTAAATTATGAAATAGATTTCTTAGCTAATCAATTAAATCTATCTGCTAATGGACAAAGTATTGTTTATCCTTTAGATGTTAGCTTAGCAGAAAATTCTAGATTAGTTTACATAGCTCCTCCTATATTTATTGGTTTACAAAACCCTATAGCAGGCGAACGATTTGTAGTAATTAAACGTAGCTCGCCAACTGTGGACATTGCACCTTTAATAAAAGATGTTAATCCAGAAAAGATATATCGAATAAGTATACAAATAAAAGACGGGCTTAGAAAGAAAGCTGGATTAACAAAGAAAACTGAAAGAATAACTACAGTTAATGTTAGAGGTGAATCTCAAGAAGTCTTACAGAACCCCGATAAAATGACTATTGAGATTTGTAGAATCAGTGAACCCTATGTCAATTGTAATATTAACGGAGGTGACAGCGGTGCCTATTATTTCATCCTTAGCAATCCTCACTATATGTACAACTTTAAAGGTGAGCCTATATTTGAGATACAGAAAGCAGATTCAGAGTTTTTCAAAAGCATATTTGAACGATTCTCAGACAAAATTGATGGTGGAAAAGAAGTCAATCCAGTAATCCTTCGAGATTACTATACTGATACTTTTTACAATGGGATTTTTGATAAACAAAAGAAACAGTTTACTGATGATTTCCCTTTGACTCCCACCCAAAAAAGTTCTCTTGAAGGTTTTATGCGTACTCATAATCGACCTATGCCTGATTTTGTTCCTGACGCACAAGTTGTTTTTAACCCTTCTTCAGATAAGGGTATACAAATGGAGGCAGCTCCCTATTATGTAAATCTCTATAGAAAAACTTCCTACATGCTGAATGCTAATCAGGATGTACCGGAATGTGCTTATGGAGAAGCAGGCCAATTTGTAAAATACATTCCTAATACCTTTAATTTGATTAAATATATTTTAGGTAATGGTGTTACAGAGACAGAACATTTCATTAATTGGCTCGCTTATATATACCAGAAAAAATGTAAAACCATGACCGCCTGGATACTTACAGGTGTACCAGGCACTGGTAAAGGATTGTTTATTCATAAAGTACTTAAAAATCTATTTGGAGAATCTCAAGTACCAATGCGTTCACTCGAAAATATAGAAGAGCAATTCAACCTGTATATGCGTACAGCACTATTTCTAGCTATTGATGAATTTCGAATGGGAGATTCAGGTAACGCAGGAAAGATGGCTGATAAGCTTAAACATCAGATAACTGAACCTAATCTCACTATACGTGCTATGCGTACAAACCAAATAGAACTCCCTAGTTATTGTAACTTCATCTTCCTTACAAACCGAGGAGATGCAGTCAAGATTGAAGATGGGGATCGTAGATACAATGTAGCTCCTAGGCAAGAACAAAGAATCGAAGATGGATTCCCTGAGATACTTACAAATCTCGATAAGTTAGAAACAGAGTTATATGCCTTTGCAGGGTTATTACAAAAATTCCAGATTAATGAACGTATGGCTCATACAGCACTTGAAAACGACGCCAAGAAGAGAATGAAACTCATTTCAATGTCCGTCTTAGAAGAATTTGCTCAAGCTATTCTTCATAATAATCTTGAATATTTTGTAGAGGTTCTTGATATTCCATTGACCAATACCTTCGATGCCGGCGGAATAAGTACAGCACAACGCTATATTAAGAATTGGATTGCTTCGACTGAAAAAGAATTAATCATACCTATGCAGCATTTTAAGGTTGTTTACGATGTTTTTACTGATAACAAGAAATCTCTTTCGATCCGAGACTTCTCTAAAGTAATGAATAGACTTAATGTAGAAACAACCAGAAAACGAATGGGAGAAGGTGAATATCGTTCAGCTCCAAGAGGAGTCCTTATTACATGGATCCTGGAGCAGGAGATAAAAGACTCCCTCTTGAAAGAACATTTCGATGAATCCGATTTACAACTTTTGACTGGGTAGAAAAGTAATGTATCATTCACCGGATGCAGCTTATACAAGACAAGCGCCCGGACATAGAAAATGTAATACAGAGTAATCCAGACCAATTAGGTCTTATACCAGCTTGGTCTTACTCAACCTTAAAAGTTTTTGAAACTTGTCCCTATCGTTCTTACATAGCTAAAGTTAAACGCATTCCAGAAGATTATGGTCCCGCTGCTAATCGAGGCAGTGTTATACATAAGCTAGCTGAAAACTATGTACAAGGTAAACTAGAAAAACTACCACAAGAACTTAATAAATTTATATATGAATTCGAAACGCTTCAAGATATGTATGCTCTCGAGCAGGTTGAACTCGAAGGGCAATGGGGATTCACAATTGATTGGGAACCTTGTGGTTGGTTAGTACCTGAAACTTGGGCACGGATTAAACTAGATGCTCTACATCACGAATCTCCCACCTCAGCTCGTGTAATAGACTATAAAACAGGTCGAATGATTGGTAATGAAATAACTCATTCTCAACAAGCTCTTATTTATGCTATCGGTACATTCCTTAGGTATCCCACGTTACAACATGTCCAGACCGAGCTATGGTATATAGACCATGGCAAAACTACATTACAAGCTTACACTCGAGATGAAGCTATGGTATTCATGCCTACTCTTCACCAGCGAGCTCTGACCATGACCACAGCTACTAACTTTATGCCTGTTCCTTCCAAATCTAATTGCAAGTGGTGTTCGTATAAAAATGGTGATAATCCTACTTGCAAACATGGAATTAAATAGGTAAAATTACTTTCTTGCGAACGAAGTTCGCTGGGGTTAGTACAAAATACAGAATGAAATACAGGAGTACATATGAATGTTTCCGTCCTTCCTCTCTATTCCCATCAAATAGAAACAACTGATTTTATTATCAGACACCCTCGTTGCCTGGTTACTTCAGATCCAGGTACAGGGAAGACTCGAGCTGTATTAGATGCTCATGTTGCCCTTAAAGCTAAAACTCTAGTCTTAGCTCCTTTATCTATACTTGAAGCAGCCTGGGCAGATGATATAGCTAAGTTCCAGCCATCTATTAAATATGATATTGCCTATGCAAAAAATCGTGAGAAAATTTTTAATGATGATTCACTTGACATGGTTATTACAAATTTTGAAGCTGTCAATTTCCTTGTTAAGAATAAGCAGTTTCTGAATAAGTTTAATATTTTAGTAGTAGATGAATTTACAGCCTTTAAGAATAGAACTGCACGAAGATCAAAGAATCTTAAATCTATTGTTTCGAATTTTGACCGTCGTATTTTTATGTCTGGTACTCCTAATACCAATACTATTCTTGATCTTTGGCATCCTACTCTTTGTGTAGATGACGGTAAACGATTAGGCATACGTTTCTTTGCCTTTAGACATCAAGTCTGTACTCCCAGATTTAATGGGTTTGTAAATGAATGGACAGATAAACCTGGAATTGAAGAAACTGTAGGTCAATTACTAAGTGATATAACAATACGACATGCATTAGAAGACTGTATTGATCTTCCTGACAATATTACTCGTACTGTTTATACAACTCTCACTAAAGAGATTAGAAACTTGTATGAAATTCTAGCTACTCAGTCCTGTCTGTATACACAACAAGGAACTATTAATGCAGTAAACGCAGGAGCTAGAGTTAAAAAATTATTACAACTTGTATCAGGTGGTGTTTATGATGAAGAAGGTAAAGTTACTTATTTTCATCAAAATAGATATGACTTAATTATAGATTTAATTAAAGTACGAAAACATAGTCTAGTTGCTTTTAACTGGAAACATGAACGAGATGCTTTAATTAAATTAGCTAAAGCTCAAAAAATAACTTATGAAGTTATAGACGGAGATGTTCCTCCTAAGAAACGTGCAGGTATTGTACAACGATTTCAAGCAGGTCAGGTGCAAGTTCTCTTTGCACACCCTCAATCTGCAAGCCATGGTCTTACACTTACTAAAGCTACTACCTGTATATGGTGTTCTCCTACTTATAATGCTGAACATTTCCAGCAATTTAATAGACGTATCCATAGAGCAGGACAAAATAAGAAAACTGAAACTATTCTTATTGCCGCCAAGGATACTTGGGAAACGAAAGTTTACGATAAATTAAATGGTAAGTTAGGAAGAATGGAAAATCTTTTACATATATTGACTAAATTATATAGTCAGGAGGCCGCTTAATGGAAACTGGAGACATTATGGTTAGACATCGGGATCTCGACAAGGAGATCTCACTAAATGATTTATTGCTCCGTCTTAATAAGACAAGAAAAGAAATAAAATCTATAGATGATACAAGAGCTAGATTTAGCAGAGAGAAAAATGAGCTCGAGGCTCAAATCATCAATCAAATGAATGATCAAGGTATAGAACAAGTTGGAAATGATCTATGTACCGTATCTATTCGAAAAGAAATTGTGCCAAAAGTAGAAGATTGGGATCAAGTTTACGATTATCTTTTACGTACTAAGCAGTTTGAGTTACTTCATAAGAAAATGACTGCTACGGCCTATAGAGAACTTCAAGTCATGGGGCTTCAAGTCCCTGGAGTGAAGCCTAAGGAGTTGACCAGAATTAATTTCAGGTCAAAGTAATGTTAACTATGAAAAAAGGAAAGTGAAAGATGGTTCAATCAACAGAAGTAGTTTTGGTTTCTACTAAACTACCTGCTCACGTAGAGAAGGCTGCCGGCCTAGGTAATGAAAATGTTACAGGAGAACATCTTCAAACTCCCAGAGTCAAACTCCTTCAGCAAATGAGTAGCGAAGTAGATGAAAACCACGATGCTTACATCGAGGGTTCTCGCCCAGGGCATTTGTTAAACACGGTGACAAACGAAAACTACGGACAGGAAATCTATGTTATCAACATACATTTCACCGAAGATTTCGTTATTTGGCGAAAACGTGAAAAAGGTGGAGGTATTGGATCCAGTGGTAACAACTCAATGGCTGAAGCTAAAGAAGCAGTAAAAGCTTTAGATGGCTCAGAAGATGACTATGAGATTATTCAAACTCAGACTCATCTACTCTTACGAAAAGATCCAAGTACTGGAACACTTGAAGTAACTCCATTCCTTATGGATTTTGCTTCATCCAAGTTAAGAGTGTCTCGTGAGTGGAATACACAGATCCAACAACTAAGTGGAGATAGATTTTCTTCTCTTTGGAAGGTATCTTCTGTACCTACTGCTAATCGTTCCGGGCAAAAGTTTCATAATCTTTCTGTCCAGAAACAAGGTTGGGTTCTGGATAAAGACTATGAAGTCGCCAAGCGTATCTATGAGACTGTTTCATAACTTTTATATGTTACGGAAACTCGCAAGTTTCATAGATAGCAAAGGTTCTATTTCTAAGTTATATAAGGAATAGAACCTAGGTGGATGACTTTGCTACTGAGTTCCCAGCAAAGTTGTCCACCGATTCTTAATGAGATAGCTGCCTGAGGGTGCGACGGCGCTGTTAGTATTTCCTTTTAGGAAGCATTAACTTAAAGAGGCAAACGAGGCCAGTGTGATACTTGTGAAGTAACCGTACTCGTGCCTAACGTACTTACTACGGGATACCTACCCGTAGTAATGGGGCACTACATGGAGGTGCGGTGGAAGCATAAAAATATCGGCTTGGGAACGCACGACTTAGACACGTAAGGTTTGGTTGTCTTTGCTGAATCCATGGATAACAGCAAAGGGAGGTAAGGCAGCTATCTCATTAAAAATATGTTATTTTCAGAAAGTGAATGAAAAAGCTTTCATTACAAAAATTCATCGGGCCCTGGATCCATTTATTTATAAATGGAAAATTAACGATCCCTACCATGGAGGTGTTCCTGATGTGTACTATGCCGGTCCAGAAGCCTGGTGTTTTGTAGAATATAAGTACAGACCAGTACTACCCGCTAGAGAAACATCTAAGCTTAAATTTAATCTTAGCCCCCAACAAAAAAACTGGTTAGAAACTCAACACAATTTTAAAATACCAGTTTTTGTAATAGCAGGCTGTGAAGATAAAGCTATTATGACTGTAGATTTTGATTCAATTAATCACTATACAAAAAGGACTTTTCTAAATAGTGCAATTCCAATCACTACGCTTATAGTCAATTTAGAGCAATATTGCCTAAAAGGGATAAGTATAAGTACTTGATATTAAAGGAATTAGTAATTCTAAGGGAAGGAGAGCTCCTATACAAGCTTAAAAGACTACCCTTACCCCTCGTACTAAAACTTTGAGAAAAGCCTTCTAAGAGGCTAAGGATGCCTCTCTTTCTACAATTTAAGCCTTTCCTGCATTCTTGTTCCTACGGAAAGAACGATTTGAACTCGCAGTTCTAACCTGGGTGTTTCCAGCTTTGTTATTCCTGGGATTACCATCAACATGATGTACATCTTTCCCATCCCCTTTCCTTACTGCTCCTGTACGTAGAGCACCTCGTCTAGCTGTATTACGTGCAGCTCGTCGTGCTATTTGTTCAGGTTTACCCTGATACCTATCGTATTCTTGTCTATAATTACGAGCCATCTAAAAACTCCTCAAATTCAGCACTTCTATTTCTAAGAGCATTTGCTAATGCTGCTCTTCTTCTCGTATAGTAAGTAATAGATTTACTTGGTAGATCTTTTGCATAGCCTATATTAAAAGCAAGAACTTCTATAATTTTATAAACCTTACCTATTAATTTATCGTCATTAGGAGTAGGTGTTGTAGCAGTTATAATTGAAGCAACTACAACTATAATACTAAGTATGCTTAGTATTTGAAAAAACATCTTGAGCTCTCCTTAAACAGTATAAACTCTTAAAGGTTTTTCTTTACCTTTAACTATTATATCTTTTACATATTTTAAATCTATACGACATTTATTTGCCGTTTCCTCCCCTATCAAAATATTCACTCCCACTTCCTTTGTGGCTGATTCATAGCGTGCTGCCTCATTGACGGCATTTCCGATAGCGCTAAAATCGAATCGCGTATCTGAGCCCATGTTTCCTACAACAGCCGGACCTGTTTGTATCCCTATACCAATAACAATATCTTCTTCCATACTTTCATTTAATTTTTCTATACGTTCTTGAACTTCTATAGCAGCTTGAACTGCCTTAGTAGGATGATCTGGTAAATCTAAAGGACTCCCCATAATTGCAAAACAAGCGTCCCCAATAAATTTATCAATCATTCCTCCGTAGCGTTGAAATACTTCAACTTGAATAGATAAGGTCTTATTCATAATCTCAGTAACTTTTTCAGGGCTCACTCGTTCAGACAAAGCAGTGAATCCTCGTAAGTCAGTGAATATGTACGTACAGTTACGGAGCTCACCTCCCAGATTTAGTAATGCAGGATTATCTTGTAAACGCTTAACCTGTCTAGGATCCAGATAATGTTCAAACTGTTTCTTAATCTGTTGACGCAGAAGATATTGCTCTCGGAAGTTAAACCAGAACTGCTCTCCAGATAATAATAGCAAACAAATAATAGGCCAAGTAACATCAACTAATTGATTTTGTTCAATAAGATATCTACCCGTACCATAAAGTCCAAGTAACATACCCCCTACAGTTACAGCTGACCATGTTACATTACACTTCTGCAGAGATGCTATAGTAATTGTACAGACTAATAAAAGAAGTCCAAGCTCATATAACAAACGATTACCTGGAATACTTGGACTATCTGCAATTAAAAGACTTTCAGCCAAAGCGGCCTGAATATAATGTGGATTTAATAGCCCAACGGGTGTTGCTAATTGAGGCATTACACCTGCAGCGCTTGTACCTATGAAGACAAATTTACCCTCTACTTGTGGATCTTGATACGACGTAGTGGGAGTATCTACCCAAGAGATCCACTTCCGTCCAAACCTATCTGTAGGAATTATTCCTAGAGCTGGAATTCTAATACTTTCGATGCCGTCTTTATTTGTACGAATTTGATAACTTCCTTCTCCGCCACTGATTGTAACTGTAAGGGCCTTTAATACTTGAGTTGCAAATGAAGCAATCCAACCATCAGGAACCCTAGAAATAAGAGGTATCTGCCGTATAAGATTGTCTACATCCGTAGGAGCTGAGACCGCTCCTTGTAAAGCATATTCAGTAAGTTGCTCTACATTTACAAGGAATCCCGGAGCAGAAGTGTAATACAGAGGATCCTCTCCAAGAATAACGGTTCTATCCACTTCTGGATATTGACCATTAGAATACTCAGACATTGCTAATACATTTATGCCCTGGCTAAGACTTGTAGCAAAAGCTTCATCTCCACCAAAGCGATCAGGCTGAGGAAACAATATTACCCATCCAACTCCCAGAGCCCCCTGTGCTATAAGTTCGTCCTGAAGGGAAGCCAACGTATGCCTGGGAAAAGGCCAACCTCCCTCACGAGCTATATCTTCCTCAGTAATATCAAGTATTACAAAGTGCCCTGAAGGGGTAGGTTGTGTAATAAAAGCATCAAAGGTTTTGAGACGAAGGATCTCTAAAGCTGACCAGTTTAATAGAAGAGGAAGAGTAAAAAGGGCTGTTGTAATCAACCCTATTTTTGTACCAATTTTCATTAATCAAACTGATTAACAGTAATCGTTTTATTACAGCTCGAGGTGCAATCCAACACTACTGTATAGTTCTTGACCGTCGTTCCCGTTTGAGTTGCGTTGACAGTGTAATTACCCTGTTCCACTCTAATATTGCCAACGTGTGCGCCGTCACCTGATTGCGTAAGATTGACCGTTGAGTTGTCAGACGGGTTGTTGCGGAATTCAATATCCCCGTCTTTATTTCCAGAGCCAGATTGAGTGATCGTGGCATCGTTATTGTTACAATTTGAGCAACTCTTGATATAGGCATTGTGATTGCCCGATCCTGATTGAGTAGCTGTCCATGTTGAGTCACTTCCAAACGCATAGAATTTAGCGTAGTGATCGCCCACCTGGCTAATTGTATATACGTTATCATCTCCACTCATATAGATTTCACCGTAGTTGTCATCACCAGTTTGGGTGATGGTCATTTCGTTATCGTTCTCGTCAGCGTCTATGTAACCGACATTTGAAGATCCATTCTGAGTAATCGTATATTGATTTGATTGATGATTCGTATACTGTGAATAGGCTTTTGCAAGATTATCATCGCCTGTCTGAGTCAGCCGAATGGTGGCGCTGGAACAAGTGTGAGTGTCATAGGTTCCGTTACTTAGACCACACCAAACACGAGACACATTCCCCGATCCAATCTGATCAATATAGACATTGCTATTACCTTTTAGATCAATCTCGACAGAGTTGTCTGCAGCCCAACTAATGGAAATATTCAAAAATACCCCCAAAATAGGGTATACCAAGGCCTTGCCTACTAAGAGAAGTCGCCTTACAGAGCTTCTGGGGAGGCCATTTTTACGGAGATTGGTTAATATAGATGGCATTCTCACCTCCTCCGTTAATCGTGATATCCAGAGCCTTTCCAGCAGTCAGCACTGATATATTGTAAGCACTGTTCTTATCAAGCTCGAGATCAAAGGTATTCTCAACGCTTCTGAAGATGGTCAGTACCTCTCCCTCGACGAACGTGTAGGTCTGATTCTGCTGATCGAAACCAGCGAGGATTCCTTCAATCTTAACCCCATCAAGCTCAGATACTCTGGCATCTTTCTTAGTGGCCGACACCTCTATAATCGCAAGCAGATCGGTCAAGAAATCGACATTCAAAAGATCTATATCGAGCCTCCCAATCTCATCCTGCAACTCATCTTTATCCAGCTCATTCTCGTCCTCAGTTTCCTCCAAAAGATCAATGTCCAAAATGTTAGATGGACTGCTGGCCTGTTCATCAACTGCCTCTTGTATTTCATCAGGCGGGTTCACGATCAGTAGGTTATTTATAAATCCAAGGGTCATATTTTGTAATATAACAGGGGGAGTTGGTGGGGTTTCCGATACACTCACCATAGTGGCTTGAAACGGTTGGTTCATTACAACCTCGCCAGCCATAGAAGTAACTACAATCTCACCGCTAGAATTCCCATCCTCATCAGGCAGAAGAATAACTAGACTACGACCTATCTCATCAACTGTTATCGTGAACTCCGTCCCACGAATCGCTATCGTTGCCACCGGCGTCGTTATGCTGATCCGATCACGATTAATACGGCCTAGCGCACCCGTCAAAAACCGGGCAGTTCCAGAGGCTATATTAAGAGCAAGGCGAGACTGAGAGGGATCTGGATCAAAAATGTATTCGTCTATTACAACACTAGAACGCTCGGTTAGTCGTACTACACTATTGTCAAGAAATTGAATAGCTAAACGACCATTGCCAGTACGTACATTATCCATACTGGCAATACCTAGTTGTAATGCAGCCTCTAAAGAATCATCAGAACCTTGGCGTAGAACTTCACCAATGCCACGGAGCTCTGAGATAGAGCCAATTTGTGCCTGCGCTACAAGCGGCAGAAATATCAGCAACCACTTGAACATTGGTCGATGTCTATAATTCCGCCGCTCGTAATGGCAATAATATCGACTATGCCGGAGGTGCTGCCACTTACATTGGTTTGATCTATATCAATGTTGTTTGTATTGCCCGTGATATCTGCCGTGATGGAATGATTTGCGTTCCCAGTTTGTAGAGTGTCAATATCGTTGGAATCACCGTCTACGTCCCAGTTATTGGTTGCACCGACTACCTCAGTGACCAAATTGAGATTGTTAGACGTACCGGTAATAACGATGTCGGTGTTTCCGGATGTGGCTGTCGCTGCTGCTCCCGCTGTGTATGTCAACACATTTGAGTCTCCGACAGCGGCAAAGTCAAAATCACTTCCCTGAGTATCCCCGGTCCCTCCAGTTGTAATCGTTTGAGTATTGGAGTCCCCGGTACTTCTCAGAGTAAAGGAACTACTGTTCCCTTGAGCGATTGTGGCCGCAATGATATTTGAGTCTCCAATTTGATCAATATCAATCGTCATGCTAGTTCCTGTTAAGGATACTCTTGCGTTACTTGTTCCTATTACGTTTGAGTTTCCGATCTGGTCTAAATTCATTGTCAGGGCCGACGACCCACCACTCTGAGTAATGTATATAGAATTATTAGCTCCAGAAGCGGATACCGTATAAGCCAACGAATACAGAAAAACGAGGTAAACTAGAGAATATTTAATTAGTTGTGCTTGCATCAGACACCTCCTGCTGTGGTTCATAGTCCCACAGATTATCTTCAATGCCTTGTGTGATTATCGCATAAACTGCTGCTTCAATCGCACTCCGTGTAGCGTA